CTCGCGGTCAAGGGCGGGGAGGCAGCGGCGGATCTCCACGTGACCCTGTACTTCCTCGGGGAGATGGATCAGTGGGACGAGGACCAGCGCAATGATCTCCGTTACTGCATGAGCCTGGTCATGCAGTGGCTGGACTGCGGTCCGGTCACGGCCAACGTCTTCGGGGCGGCGCACTGGAACGGGAACGGGGACACGCCCGCATGGGTGTGGTCGGTCGGCGATGCACCAGGCGCGGACGCCTACCCGCAGGAGAGTATGACCCTGTCCATGGCCAGGGATGTGGCTATCTGTGCGCTGGAGGACATGCACCGCCAGCCTGATCTTCCGGCCCAGCACAGTCCGTGGGTGCCGCACATCTGTGCCGAGTACTCCGACGATCTGACCGTGATCAAGGAACTGGAGAAGCGGCTCGGGCCGGTCACCTTCGACCGGATCCGGGTGAGCTTCGGCAGTGAGGACCAGGACTACCCGCTGACCGGATCCATGACGGCGGCCGGAGTCCCCCGGCGGAAGCTCTCGGACTTCGAGGTCGCCTCGCGGGCCGACTTCGCCATGATCGACAAGCAGTGGGACGATGCGGTCGGCGCGGCGCTGACCGATTACACCAGGACCGAGGCGGACCAGCGCGCACAGCTGCGGGAGCAGATCACGAAGGCGGTCGATACAGACAACCTCGACTCTCTCGATTCCCTGCACGTCGACACCGATCACATGACGTCCCTGCTCGTGGATCACATGACCCGGCTGGCGGTCACGGCTGGTAAGGAGATGCAGCGCGAGGCGGAGCACCAGGGGATCACGGTTCCTGACTGGGACCTGAACGAGGAGCTGACCGCGTCCACGGCGGGAGACGTCATCCGGTCCGTAGCGCGCGTGACCGCGCGCTCTCTCGGTCTCGGGCTGGTCCAGTCGGCGGGCCGCCGGGCCCTGACGTTCGTCACCTCCGGCCGGTCCGGCAAGCAGGTTGCGTCCATGGTGGACAGGGACCTGAAAGATCTTTCCGTCCGCTCCCCCCGGGAGTTCATCGGTTCGGCCATGTCGTCGGCACAGAACACCGGGCGCATGGCGGTCCTGCGGGTGGCTCCGGCCGGGGTCTACATGGCCACTGAGGTGCTCGACAAGAACACCTGTGGACCGTGCCGGACGGTCGACGGGACGGAGTTCACGTCCCTCTCGGCTGCGGCCGAGGCGTACCCGTCCGGAGCCGCCGGGTACGCCAACTGTGCGGGCGGTGGAAGGTGCAGGGGGACGATGATCGCTGTTTGGGGTTCGGCCGAGGTAGGCAGCGCTAGTTCACGTCGACCACGGCATAATGGTCCCCATGGACAAGCCCTGCAAGACGGACGGCCGGACGGTTCGGATCAACCCGAAGACTCTCCGGAAGATTTGGGAGAAGCATCACGGGCCGGTGGACTGGGACGGGTTCAACACCTCCCTACTCCACCTATGCGACAACCCGCCATGCGGGGAGATCACACACATTCGGATCGGAACTCAGGGGGAGAACCTCCAGGACGCCGCGATCAAAGGTCGGCTGAAGGGGTCGGTTCATCGGCCGGGCAGTCGGCACCCGTATGCGAAACTCACCGAGGAAAAGGTCAAGCAGATCTTGACGCTACTATCCCAGGGGATCCCTCATCGGGAGATCGCCCGGCAGTTCAACGTGAGTCCTTCACAGATCACGAGGATTCACACAGGGGAGCGGTGGGCCCACGTTCCGAGGAGGTAAGCATGACGACCACGACTGAAGAGCTGGGCGGCAACCCGAACCCCGGCACGAAGAAAGACAAGAGGCTGAAGGAGAACCCGAAGGCTTCTGCCGAGACCACCGATGGCGCTGATGTGAAGGCGGACGACAGCGCCGCAGCCCCCGGGCTGGGGGAAATCACGCTGACCGAGGATGGACGGATTCTCGACGCGGACGGCAACGAGGTGACGACGCTCGCGGCGGCCGACAACACCGATGGATGCCCTCCGAACATGATGAAGGACCCCGCCACCGGTGAGTGCGGGCCCATGAAAGCGTCCGGTCAGACGGCCCCGTGGGAGGGCGTGCTGGCCGTCGAGGACCAGGTGACGGGGGACGGCCGGGAGTTCGCCGGTGGCGCTCTGTCCTGGCCCGACACGATCGAGCCGGGTGAGGTGCTGCTTCGCTGGAACAAGGAAGACAGCCATGGAGGGGAACCCCACACCACGGCCGTGACGGTCGGCCGGATCGACTCGATCTGGCGTGACGGAACCAAGATCATGGGCAAGGGTGTGTTCGATCTCGGATCCCCGGATGGCGAGGAAGCTCACCGGCGCGTTCAGGAGAAGTTCCTCCGGGGTGTGAGCATCGACGCCGACTCGATCGGCAACGCCGACGTGGAGTTCGTGTGGCCCGAGAACGCGGGCGCGGACGAGGAGGCCGACCCGCTCACCCTGCTGCTCATGGCGCCGGAAAAGGTGATCTATCACGGAGGCAGGATCCGCGCCGCGACCCTCTGCGACATCCCCGCGTTCGCCGAGGCGTACATCGCTCTCACGGACGAATCCGGCGCGGTCGTGGCCGGTGGCGCTCCGTCGCTGGAGGAGTACACCGAGGTTCAGAAGTCGATCTCTGCCGAGAGGGCGAAGAGCCTTTCGCGGCCGGATCGGCTGAGGGTGGCGCTCACTGCTCACGGTGGCAAGGAATGGCGGCCTCCGGCGGAGTGGTTCGAGAATCCTCAGCTGAGCCAGCCCACGACGATCCACGTCACCGAGGACGGCCGGGTGTTCGGCCACGCGGCGCAGTGGGGCGCCTGTCATATCGGGTTCATGGATGTGTGCACCCAGCCGCCCCGCGAGGACGATTTCCCATACTTCGCCACCGGCGAGCTGATCACCGAGGGCGGCAAGGTCGTCACGGTCGGGCAGATCACCGTCACGACCAACCATGCTGATCTCTACGTGGCAGCCGGACCGGCGAAGGAGCACTACGAGAACACCGGGAACGCCATCGCTGACGTCGCGGTCGGCGCGGACCGCACCGGCATTTGGGTCGCAGGTGCGATCCGGCCGAACGCGGATCCCCTGCTCGTGCACGAGCTGCGGGCCTCGGGTGAGGTCTCCGGGGACTGGCGCCGGATCGGCGGTCAGCACCGCCTCGTCGGGCTCCTCGGGGTCAACGTCGGCGGGTTCGTGGTTCCGCGCATGAAGGCGCGGGTAGCCGGGGGACAGGTACAGGCGCTCATCGCGTCCGGTCGTCTGACCACGGCTCACGTCCATCCGGCGGCGCCCGAGCCGGTGGACCGGAAGGCGGCCTATAAGATCGTCATGGACGATCTCGCCGCGCAGATGACCGAGGGGAGTGAATGATCATGCGTCTCGTCGTGGAACTCGGATGTGGCTGTGGTGGACAGGCTCCGCCCCCGCCCCCGCCGCCCCCGCCTGTAGGCGGTCAGGAGAAGTGAGACCCGGGGCCGCCTTGGTCGGTCCGGCCCCGTGAAAGTGAGCCCCTTTCGGCGTCTCCTCGTTCGCCGGTGGGGGCTCACTACTGTCCCGATCAGTGCTTTGACCAGGCCGAACGAAGCATAGAACGATCTTTGGGATTCCAAGATTTCTGTGTCAGGATGCGCCCGAGCAACATCATCCCGCTCGCCTGCTCACTCCGGAGGTCACAGTGCCCGAGCAGCTCGAACGCATCACTGTCCCGGGTGACCTGATCCCGCTCGGTGACGCCGAACTCCAGGACTTGCACGAGCGAGTCCTCGCGGCGTTCAACGAGGTCCGCGACAAGGGTCCCGGCAACTACGAAGAGGCCGACCTCACGTACGCGTTCGAACTGCGCGACGGTCTGTCCAGGGTGAAGGCCGAGCAGGCAGCTCGCGAGGTCCGCGCATCGAACACCGCCGCAGCCGCGAAGCTCAAGGCCGAGCGCGTGATCAACGAGATCAACGAGTCGATCAACGGTCCGGCCGAGGGGACCCCCGAGGCGGCTGTGGCAGCGGCCCGGTCCGACCTCGAACACGACGAGGCGATCGCAGCGGCAGCGGCACGCGGTGTCACGGACGCGTTCACGAAGATGTTCGGTGAGCGCAAGGCGAGCTTCAGCCAGGTCACGGAGCGCGCGGCGGCCTCCCTCGGGGAGACGTCACGAGTGGCTCCCAAGGTGGACGCTCCGCCTGCGGTCCTCCCGATCACGGCGGCCGGAACGGGCAACTCGATCTCCAACATTGAGGGACTCGGCGCCGCGTTCACCCGCATGGCGAACGACATCCCCACCACGCAGCTCGGTGACAACGCCCCGCGCCACAAGGTGGCCACGGTCAAGAACGAGTTCGCCCACACGGCGGACATGAACACCAACCCGTACGTGCTCCAGGAGATCATCGACGAGATGATGGGGGCCGAAGGATCCCCCGCGCTGACGGCCGCCGGTGGCTGGTGTGCACCCAACGAGATCCGCTACAACTTCTTCAACATCGCGACGGAGCCGAGCGGCCTGCTCGACCTCCCCACCGTCGGTGTCACGCGCGGCGGTCTCCAGTGGCCGGTCAGCCCCGCCATCGGTGACGTGTTCTTCCAGGCCGGTGGCTCCAACCCGGCATCCGGCTTCGGTGGCTTCGCGTTCACCTTCGCCAACACCTCGGACCCGTGGCTGTGGTCCGAGACCGACGACATCCTGACCGTCACCGGTTCGGTCAACAAGCCGACCCTCCGCGTCCCCTGCTCCTCGTTCACGAGCGGGCGCCTTGAGGCGTACGGCCTCACGGTTACTGCGGGCAACCTGACTGACAGTGCGTACCCCGAGCAGACGCAGAACTTCCTCCGCCTGCTCCGCATGGCCTACGCCCACGCGATCAATGCCCGGCTGATCTCTCTGGTGGTCGCGGCAGCTACGTCGTTCTCCGGTCTCGGTGCGGCCAACATGCCCGCCTTCCAGACCATCCTCGACGGCGTCGAACTGGTCGCCACCGACTACCGCAACAAGTTCGCCATGGCGGACGACGACGTGCTCGAAGTGATGCTGCCCCGGTGGGTCCTCGCGGTCATGCGAGCCGACCTGGCCTGGCGGAACAACGTCGAGCGCGAGTCGATCCCCGATTCCGTGATCCGTGGCTACTTCACGGACCGTGGCGTACGGGTCCAGTTCGTCTCGGACTGGCAGGTTCGCGGCGCT